CGTATTCGTAGCCTGTATCACCAGTTACTGGCAAAACACGGAACGATACTTCAAACACGGTTGCTTCAGCTCTCTTCATTGAAATCATTGAAGTGGTCATTGACACTGCACGCTTAGTATTAAACTTGCGGGTCTTTGTTACCGATGCTGTTGAACCAGGGGCATTACCAGTTACCTGGAGTGCGTACTCAAATGGGTACACGCCCTGTGAACCAAACAACAATGTCTTTGTGTTTGCGCCATCATTATTTGCTTTGATTGACTCTCCACCAGTTACATTGTCATAGCTCCATGCTGTTGCAAGGTTGTTAAGAGTTCCTTCTGCGAGGGTTGTCTTAACCATTACTTTCACCTTTGACTGAATGACCTTTGCTGCGTCACCGTACTGGTCAATTTCAATGTCAACCATGTCTGGTTCCCACGAAATTTCAAGACCACCTTGGGTTGCGCCCACATCTGTCAAGCTATCAAAATCTGAGTTTGTCATCGTGATGTTGGAAACACCAGTTTTTACTGTTGCTTCACCAACTACGATATTGGAAGTTGTTACTGCCATTTTACTATCCTCCTGTTATTCAAGGACAAATATTTTCTTGCCCTTGCGATCTCGCCATTTAGAAATCTTAATGGCATGATCAGTTTTTATTTCATCAGAGCGGTTTCCGATCCCACGACCTTTCTGCCACTCAAAATCATAAACATCTTTTCCTAGTTTCACGGAAAACCCTGGGGTCTTGCCGATGTATGTAATTACATTATACTTCATATACTTTTATGATACCACAAACTATCTATAGACTTACTGAAAACAGGGAGAAATCAAGGTCCATTTGATACCAACCTTCTTTCTCAATCGGTTCTGATACAGATGTTGAAACCAATTGAGAGCTTAATATACGAACATTTGAGCTAGACACAGTTCCTTGTATTTCATCACCATGACCGAGTAATTCAATTAACCTTTCCCCAATTTTAAACATCCTATCAACATCAGAATCGTAAACTGAATAGCGAATAGCATCATATCTATTCCAATATGCTTCAACTGATGGGATATAAGGGTTGTAGAAATAGACGACAAAAGGGGCTGTTTCTGTACCATAACCAATCACTGGAAAGAAGTTCATTGTTTTCCCAGCAATATTTGCCAAAGTTGTATCAGCTTTTAAAAATGTATTTACATCATAGACACTAATTGGCATAAATTACCTCAGGATATCCTTTGTAGGAGCTTTAATATTACCACCAGATGTAAAGCCCTGACCTGAAAAGGATCTTTTAATTTCAGCTTTGATAACCTTTGCAGCCGCTTCCTTTATCTTGTCTCTCTTAGATGCAATTGCTACCTGTCTAACTTCTTTATAAAATCTTGCATATCCCTGAGCAACAGAAGCTTGTCTAGTCTTCATGAGACCATCGCCAGCAGAGATCGTTCCCCCGCCCTTCCTGCCAGTCAACAAAATTGCTGATGCAATCTGGATGTTTCTACCATTCTTTCCAGTTTGTGATTTTGGATATGGTTTAATTTTTAATTTAATACCACCAGCACCAAATGGTATTAGTTCATATTGAAGGTACTTAGCAGCCTTTGCGATTGGAGAAACAGCATCTTTTAACTTCATTTTAGCCATCATCATAGCTTCTGCTTGAGCGTACTGAATTCTGTTTGGCAATGTATCATAATAAATCTGTGCAGCAATCAATTGCGTCATTGAACGACTATCCACCTGAACATTAAGCATTTTCTACCACCTTACGACATGTAAGAAGTATTTGACGCACCTTCCCGTTAAGACCAGTTTGTTTATGTATATTTACAATCTCAACTGGTCCAGCCTCAATGATATTCCCAAATCTATCTATAACATTTTGAATTCTGTTATTGTAAATAGCATAAGCCTGATCTTTATGAGAAATATAAAATTCAATTTCATCAATGTTATCTATGTACGGATAAGTCCTTCTCTCTGACGACATTGATTGAAAGAAAGCCTTTATTGTTCCAGCCTTAGTGTATGTCATTGTTTTCTGACCAGCATCATTCACAGAAGTGGTGCGTGTATAAACATCAATGCTATGCGGAAGTGGTAGAAATGTTCCTTGTGACATGATTATACAATATAGTCCATAACGAAAAGTGTATAATCCATCAACAGGACATCTGCATCAATATTGCCAGTTGACTCGTAGAACGAAGAATCTCTTCTCATTTCGTACTCAATAGTATCCATATCCACTCTTGCTATACCATGCCTTCTAAACTCAGAATCATCATTCATCATGTCAACCAACAAAAGATCTGCTGCTTGCTCAATATTGTTCGGAACAAACTGCCATCCAAAATCACCCTCAATCCGATACACACTTTGAGGATTAAACTTATTAACAATTAAAAGAACATTTACGCTATCAAGAACTGATTTCCTGAACTGAACATAATATGAGCTACCAAAACTATGAGGTTCTTTTATTTTTTCTATATGATTCATTGTTGCATCTGAGTAATCATGAAGAACTATCTCATCATTGGTTCCTGGATCGGCTGTGACCTTTCTCAGAGTAGTTATTGGATTTGGAAGATGAATTGATTTCTTTCCAGAACCCATAACCTCAAGTTGTTTATTTGGATAGTACTCAAAAGACTGTCCACAGAAAGTGTTGATAATATTTCGCACCTTCTTTTCCATCTTCTCAAACTTGTCATACCAATCAGTTTCAAGCTCTGGGTGATCTTCAAAGAAGGTGTCAATGTCAATGTACGGCGTATAGACATTAAAGTATTGTGACTGTGTATATGATGTTGAACTTATCGTATATGTAAAATCAGCACGATATCTTCCCGCAGCATTTAGTATATAGATACCAGAAGCCGCTTGACCATAAGTGATAGTGTAAACACCAGCACTTGATCTTGTTGCGTTTGTTGGACCAGAAACAAGTGAGCCAAACTCATGATACAAACTAACTGACACCACATTAGATGTAGGGTCGCTTGGAAGCGTTAGAGTTAGCGTTTTACTTGTTTCAATCTTTACATCATCCATAGTTCAATTATAACAGAATAAGGGTTTTATACCCTAGAATGTTGACATTGCTACATCAACAGCTAAATCAGAAATATCAACTTTAAACAGACCTTTTATGTCAAAAGAAATAATTGCATTACTTGAGTCTTTGAAAAATAAAATACCGTCAGCATAATTAATAGCTAATTCACCATATTCTAAAGATGTTGGGGCAGCATTGGCTGTACCAGAATTTTTAATTTTTATTACATTAGCCATTAGCCCCTCTTAATTAGAATGTACCACCATCAATTGTAGCAGTGTTAGCGGCAAGTGCTGCGAGCTGAGCGCTGTAGGCTTGAACATTTGAACCAATTGCAAGACCTAATGCAGTTCTTGCATCAGAAGCATTTGCAGAGCCAGTACCACCGTAAGCAATTGCTACAGCAGTTCCTTGCCATACACCAGTCCCGATAGTTCCTACGGTTGTAAGACTTGAGGTAACAACACTTGAAGCCAAAGTTGTATTTGAAAGTACTGCTGAGCCCCCGATGTAGAATGACTTACCAGTAAGAATATTGAAGTGCTCAGAAGATGTCCAAGCATCGGTAGCATCTACCCAGTTCAATGTCTTATCTGTTGCACCAAGAATTGTGATACCAGCGCCATCGGCAGTTGTATCTGTTGGTGTTGCAACATTGGCAAGAACAATATTCTTATCCTCAACAACGAGTGTTGCTGTGTTAAGAGTTGTTGTATTACCATTAACAATCAAATCTCCAGAAACTGTGAGGTTATTACTGATCGTAACATTAGCTGGAAGGCTAAGTGTTACTGCACCAACACCAGAGTTTGATACTGCAATTTCATTAGCGGTTCCTGTCAAACCCGTTACAAGGTTTGTTGCTCTATCACTAACTTGTGAAGCAGTGATTGAAATTGATGTAGATGCAGCATTGGTCAAACGACCCTGAGCATCAACTGTGAATGAGCCAACAGCAGATGCGTTACCATATGTAGCAGCTGTAACGGCGGTATTGTCAAGGTTAATGGTAATTGTATCGGTTGCCCCAGCAGTTGCTGTAAGACCTGTACCACCTGAAATTGTCAGGGTGTCACCAGATGTAATTGTCTGACTCGTACCACCATCGCCAGCAAGGGTGAATGTTGTTGTAGCATTAGATACGGCACTATCAACATAAAGCTTAGTAGCTGCGTGACCGTTTGCAGTTGGAGTTGCGACAATCGTTGCACCGCTAAATGTTTTGTTACCAGTGATTGTTTGCTCACTAGACAGGGTGATAAAAGCACCAAGACCAGCGATTGCTTCAACAGTGGTTGCAGATCCACCTGCACCACCAGTTCCTTTACCGTAGTAAAGAATATTATCTACTTCGTTAAATGCTAATTCTGCATTTTCCAAACTTGCAGGTGCGCCAGCATTGCCAGTCGCCCTTCTTTTGATTCTCAGCGTATTCGCCATTAGTAATTCCCTCCATCCATTAATAGATTTGCTGCACTATGAACATGATCTGCCCTAGCCGCTAAATTGCTTACTCCAACACTTGCAGCTCTAGTGACATCGGCTGGATCTGATGTAGCAAAAGAAAGTGATGCTAAATTAATTGTTCCAGAAGATTGAGTTAGGACTGTTGTATCATTCGTTTGTACGGTTACTGCTGTAATCTCAGAAGCAACCGTAATATTTGAGACATCTGTAGATACAGACAGGGATGTTATGTCACCGCTAGATACCTGAACGGTTGTGATGTCCCCAGCCATTACCTACTTACCTCACCAGTTACTGTTACTGTTCCAGTAATCAGCGTGGTGACAACAGCGCCATTAGTTTCTTGAAAATCATAAACATATGTCCCTGCAGCAATATTTGCTGTAGCCGCAGCAGTCAAAGACATAACAACAATGCCATTAGCACCGTTTGTAATTTCAGATGTAAATGTCGCTGCAGCCGTGTCAGAGTTTCTTTTCTTTCTAATCTGACCAGAGTAAGTTCTAGATGTAATAGTTACATTAGCATTAGCACTATTTCTAATGCGTAGCTCATGAGCATAAGTATCGCCTTGATAAATAGTAATATTTCTAGTTGCAGCCATAATATCTCCTATAAGATATTATCAAAGATTGGTTATGCCAGCAACGCAGCCCAAGTGTTTTGATCAACATCTCCAGTAACAGCAAGACCTTTTGCTTTCTGGAAATCTTTAATTAGTCCTTGAGTTTTTGGTCCAAAATCACCATCTGGCTTACAAGCAAAACCATGCTTTGCTAGAAGTGTTTGAGCTTCTTTAACAGCAACACCTTTGTTATCTTTTGTAAGATTTGGTTTGGCAGCAGCAGCGACAATGTTTGGCTTAGGCGTTGCTGCCTTTGCTTCAGCAGCAGCCTTTTGCTCAGCTACTGTCCCAAATGGACCGCCTTCTTTTGGATTACGAGCAACATAATCTTTTACTGCTTGAGGAACTGCATCACCACATACATAACGGATATGCCAAGGCTCTGAAGGAACTACTTCCCAACTCCACCCAAACTTTTCAACATTAGCAATCAACCAATTAATTCTTTTCTTATCACTTGCATTGGCAATATCAACTGCCAAGCCGAGGTTATGCTGTGACTTACCAGGTGTGGCAAGCATAGCCATACCTTTCTTCAAGTACCAAGTCTTACCTTCAAAAGTTTTTGTTGATCCAGTTCCTGTATTCTCAAGAGTGTAGCGAGTAAGAAATCCTGCCTTTTGGCTCTCATAACTGCGATATAGATCGCCGCTGCTCGTGGGCTTAAGCTCAACACCATCAGCTTTTGCAGCCTCAACCATTGCAAGCCATGCATCAGCCGCAAGGTAAAACAATTTTCCACCGCCTGGAATATCCCTAAGCAAGCTTGCATGCAACTTACCTGGCTCAACACCTTTAAGCGCAACAGGCATCTTTACTTCAACAATATAATCCCATTCTGTTCTCTTAGCCATTACTTAATCTCCTCTTTTCTCTTTTCAGTTTTTGAAAAGACACGATCAATTTCGTCTAGACTAAGTTTACCATCATCCAGGAATGCTCTTGACAACCCTTCAATAACAGTTGCTACGCCTGCGATGCCCGCCATGAAAATTGCTTTCCATAGCGGGACACCAGCAATCGTGCCAGCACCGACAACACCCAAGCCAGAAGCAGCAAATGTTGCAATAATTCTAAGGAGGATGTTTTGTATCTGTGCCATTTTAAATTAACCTTACTTCTTTCTTCCGAAAGCTGCATCGTTTGGATTCAACCAACGAAGAATTACTGGCGCAATAGCCGCAACTCCTGCAGTAGCAATCGCTTTTGGATCATGATTGCCTGTCATATAGACAGCCAAAGCAGCTCCAAAGAACGATCTCGCCCAAGACGAAAGCATTTTTTTATTAGCATCATTCAATAAAGTAGACAAAAACCACCTCCTTACCCCAACGGGTCAATACTAATTATATCTCAGAGTTATTTATTCGTCATTCTTTAGAATTTCATGAACATAATGCACAAGAATAGCAATTAAAGTTGATACTCCAGCTATTTTTTGGGTTGTGCCAGACAATGTAACATAAACAACAAGGCTTCCAGCAAGAGTAAAGATAATTCCAGCTGTTATGTCCCACATTTTTTTACTAAACCCAAATAGATTAAATTTCTTCATTTCTTTACCCTCCCTTATATAATACCTGTAAATACTATTTTTTGTAAACTCTTCTCCGTCATCTTCTTCTGGACCAGCTATTTCACCTGCCATCTCTCCTGACTCTTCTTCCTTTCTAGAACGACCTTCGGTTCCCCCAGAACTTCCAGAACCACCAGATCCTCCCGAACCACCGCCAGATGAACCACCAGTGCTTCCTCCAGTAGATGCAGAGCCAACAGCTATTGCAGCTACTGCGGCTGTTGCAGCCAAGATTGATTTACGGGTTCCAACATCAATTGATGAACCTGTCGGGGTGTAGTCATCAAACCCATCTCCATAGATGTCAACTTCCTCTTCAAACGATTCCTTAATTTCAGCAGGAGCGTCAGTAAGTGCTGTTGCTAATTCTGTTTTCTGCTCTTCGGTAAACTGATCTGGCTCAATTGCAGCGAACACTGCTGCAACTTGCTCAAGAGGAAGTTCTTCAAAGTTTCCATTCTCAATAACTGCAATTGCAGAATCTGGATCAATTGTCTCTTCACTGATTGCATCAATCACATTTGCTAATGCGTCAACTGATTCAATATTTTCAATAACACCCAAAACCTCTTCTGCCGAAAGGCTGTCTAGGATTTCTGTCAACTGCTCCACAGATACTTCTTCAAAAACCTGATCTAGTTGCTCAACAGAAAGTGTGTCAATTAAATATATGACATCTTCCACAGAAGCGTTCATAATCTCGTCAATGACTTGATCAACCTGCTCTTCTGTTAATACCTCTTCAGTTATAACAACTTCAAACTCTGGGATAAAAGTGTCCACAATTTCAGGTTCTGAAATTTCGGTATCTATGATTTCAAAGTCTGGCAAACTGGTGTCCACTTCAATTTCTTCTAAAATTGAGTCTATGGGTTCAAACTCAGGTACCGTAATTGCTGGTTCCTCAATTACCGTTTCAATCTCAGGAAGGGGCTCAGAGGGC